TTTCTTACTGTTGTCATGGTAAAGTTCTACCGCACCATCAACAAAAAACTTTGCCGCCGTTTCCGAAGCCGCTGAGTTTGTAATACGAATAATTGTATCACTCTGAATAAATAAATCACCCTGATTATTATCAATCCTAGAGTGAGTACCATCGTGAAAAATCTGCAAGTCAGACCCAGCACCAAACATTGCTTTAGCATTGTCAGGAAATAGAATATCGTCAGTGCCTGTAGGTACAGTAAACACTGTAGCATCTGCGTCATTCTTCAGTGTAATATCTGATGTAGAACCCTGACCTGTAAGGATCAAGCCCTCTGCTGCAGTGTAACCAATAGCAGCATTATCACCAGCCGCCGTGTCTCCTGCTGGCTCTACTGTGCCTGTAGCAATCACGTTGCCTGTTACTGATACGCCTGAGTTAGTTGTAAAAAACTTTGTATTTCCATCATAGTATAAAATAACTGAGCCATCTGGGGTGGCATAAATCATTGACTCAGAACCATCAGATTTTTGAAGACTAAAGTTTTCGGCCCAAATTCTAAGATTTCCCGCCCCAGCATCTCGTATAATAGAATTAGACCCATCGTGATAAATCTGCAAATCAGACCCAGCACCAAACAGGGCTTTTGCATTATCAGGAAATGCGAGGGACGTTCCTACTGAACCCGTGTTTAAAACAGGAGAAGTAAGCGTCTTGTTTGTAAACGTCTGCGTTGCGGCAATACCCGCGATTGTGTCTGTAGTCGCGGGAAGTGTCAGCGTCACGTTTCCGCTAAACGATCCGTGAGCGGGAGCTTTTATCTCAGCATAATGCAAGTTGCTTGACTCGCAATAGAACTTAACAACAGACTGTGATCCACCGTTCTTTAGGTCAATAACACCTGTTGAAATTGCTACATTGCCGCCAGCGGTAATTGTTCCTGTCGTAGTTAACGAGGTAGCCCCATCATTAACAAATATGTCCGCCGCAGACGCAGTGATAAACACCTCGGCACTACCGCTAAGACTAATAGCATTGTCAGAGTTGGAGCTTTCTGTAACAGAACGGGTAAGCGTTGTTCCGCTAGAAGTGAAAACGCCACTTCCTATCTCAAAATTAGTGCCGTCTTCTATAGTGTACCGAACCGTCTGACCATTAGTTATGCCAGCTTGTGCAAAGGTCTGATACCCGGACAGGGCGCTGCCCAAGGTAATCGTTCCAGTACCCGTGGTACTGGTGGACATTTTTGCACGATTTCCTAGTGATATCGCCATGTTATGGACTCGTTATCCGAATTATTGCGTTGCTTGCATCTGCCGTAGGAAACACAATGGTGAAGTCACCTGAACTAGCACCCTTATCTGCCCCAAAATCCAACACACAAACGGACGGATCACCTGTTGCCGCTTCGTTATAAATCAACGCGCCTCTTACAGAGGAAACGGTTACGTTGGAAAACACCTCATCCGCAAAGTCCGTCAGGGCTGTTGTGCCGCTAGTAGTGGGCGTTACGCTTGTTAAAAACTGACCTTTTGCTGGGTAGTTTGTACTGTCACTTTGGGCGATTTCGTGAGTTGCCGTGTATGCCTCAGTAGCAGCATTTAAAGTCGCATTGTCAGTATAGAGCGCCAGTTTAAAAACATTGCTTGCCGCAGTAAAGTTATGTGTAGCCGTCATCAGTTCTTTTTTGAACGAAGTACACAGGAAATTTCCGTTAAAAGCCATTACATTTTCCTTATATATTCGGCCAACGTAGGATGACCCGCTTCTTTGATTGCATTATATACCGTAGTACGGTCACTTTGAATAGCCTGTTTCATATAGATAACCAGTAGCTTTTCTATGCTATCACGGTACGCAATAGCCTGATCCCGTAACGCAGGGTGAGCGTCTTCCGAAAAAGCAACAATCTTTCCAACACAGCGATGCGCCACCTCTTCAGGGGTTGCTCCACGATTATGGGTTGTTTGAACGTCAACCTTAAACTCTCCAAAAGACATGTTGTTCATTGTTTGGCCCTCACTATCTGACCTGTACGGTACTCATCAGTAACTTCTTTAGCCTCACCAAGCATCTTGAGGCCCATAATCGCTTCACCAAAACGCTTTTCATACAAAACCTGAAGGTCTTGTTCGCCTTTCATAAACACGTAGGCTTCCATCAAAGCGCCGTAAAGCAAAGCAACCTCTGCGTTCTGACTAATCCAAGATTCTGTTGTATCAGCACTAACAGCAGACAGAATACCTGTTGCTCCGCTAGAACTGCCTGTTATTGTTTCTCCAACAGTAAAGTCACCCGCAGGAATAACCACCTGTAATGTAGTAGAAGACGGCACAGTTTTTACAACGGCAGACTGCAAACTGGTAGAACCCGTTGCCTTGTCGCTTGTAGTAAACGTCTGGCTGTTAACATTTGTCATAGTTAACGTAAACGTGCTTTGAGTTAGACTAGTTGGTCGATAGAAATAGTGCAACTCAACCGTGTAACCGCTATTAGGTGTGGGCGATATTATAAAGTTATCAACATCAAACTGTCCATAATAACGCGGTGAACCCGTAGTGGCAGGATTGGGATTAAAGGACTGCAAAAAATCCGCGTCCTTAAAATCCAAGAAAACTTGATTGCTACTAGCATCCGTGTAAGACAACGAAAACGGCGCAAGAAAATCAGACGGACACGTTAAAAACTTGTTTGAATCACTCATAACTCCGCTGGCGTTGCGTTGGAACAAACTTAACTGAACGTTTTTTAAAATACGTTCTTCCGTGTTTCTGATAAACACAGGCAAATTGTTGACAAACGTGGTTTCATCGTTTTCAGTATAGTCTTTTATAGCCTGTTTTAGAGTTGTATATGTGTAGCTCATGTTGTCACCGTGACCTCTCCTACTGAAGCTTCTAAGGCTACCGTGTTTTCAATGGCGGTTGGGAGTTCCGCGGTTCCCGACGTAGACCAGTTCCCGTTTCCTAGATAAATAATTCCATTGGTGGTTTTAACCATAAAAGGTGTGTTTGTGTCCGGTTGTTGAGGCCGAGCGTCTTTTAATGCTTGAGGGTCTGAAACTGTGCGGAAAGGACCTAATTGCGGCTGCTTCGGCTCAAACTCGTCTTTGCCTACCAAAGACCCATTCCATTCTCGTCGCATATCCTTGTAACGATACCGAAAACCAGAACGGTCTGATATCGCAAGAGCATTTTTACCGCTAGAAAACCTACCCATCAGCCTGTCCTAAAGTACTGGTATTGAGGAACTACGTTAAACGAAGCCCTGTCACGATCCTCGGTCATGGCGCGTTCAAACTCTTCTTCATACATGGCTTTTAACAGTTGTACGCGCTGCGGGGCCCGTTTAACCGCAATGTAATACGCTAAACCCGCGGCTAAACACGGATAAAACCGAAACGGCATGTCTACAGTGTTAATGTAAGTGTCGGCATCATCCATCCGAGTAAGGGCGTTGTAATATACAACATCCGTAGCGTTTTCCGGCGTGGGCCACAGCTTTAAGCTGGGCGTAACCTGCCTGTCTAAGAAAAATTGGTTCGGTCTGCCCTGAGAGGTTTTGTCGGGTACGGTTTGGTATTCCTCTCGGCTAAGTCTTAGCAAAGAATAGTCAGTGTTATCCCTACGAATCACCGCCGACAAAATATCAATAACGTCGGGCAATAAGGCGTACTCACCTGTCCCTTTTGTTAGGGTCACGGTCCTTTGAGCAATAGTCCACTGGTTTAAACCGCGGTTAGCCCACTCGGCTAACATTAAATTTAAAGACCGCTTGGCTGTTTTAAGATCGTAACCCGTTCGAACTTCCAAACCACAGCGTTCAAAAGCTTCTTCAATGTACTCGGCTACATCTAACTCAAAATCTACGCTGCTAGAAACTGTCATGTCATTCCTCGTTGTATAGATTATCGAATATTCGATTAACGTCTAAAGTGTAGTCTAAATCAGATTTAGAATAATGTACATGCTGAGAGGGCTTGAAGTCTGGAGCGCCCTCCCCTGTCTCAAACCACGCAGGATGCGTTACTCTAACGCGATTGTTGGGCAAAGCTACAATATTGCCCGTCCATTCGCCCGCGTTTAAAAGCTGCAACATATGAGCCTGCTTGTGCTGTGCAGGATCATCTGCAACATCAGTATCAGTATAATCTACAGTAAACATGTACTTTGCTGGAAAGAAAGTGCCGTCAATCTTTGCTAACCACGGACACGGGGAAGCCCTTTCCAACACATACGCCGCGTGAGTATGTGAGGGACAGTCCCAAGGTTGTGCTTCATGTACTGCCATTGGTTTAGGCCAATCCTCTAACGGTTCGTCTGCAACTAAAGCCGTTATGGGCATTCGGGCCCACATAGCTCCGCCATGCACGTTCTCTCCCCCCTCTTCGTCCACCTCGCATCCCGTAAAAATAAGCTGAAAGCTTAAACAACGGTTAGGCATGGTAGTTACGGCTATTGCCATAGCGTGTAAAAATTCACCATGATAACGTTCATGGTTTACAGTATACTCGCGGCGAACCCAGCACTTAAAGTGCGGGATATTGCTCTGCAAAAAGGGCATTCAGGTTATTTTCTCTTAACCGCGCCGCCTTTAGCATAACCCTTTTTCTTCATCATTGCGCCACCCATGCGGCGTTTTACTGCGCCGCCAGCCTTCATCTTTTTAACGGCACCACCCGCTTTCATCTTCTTTGCTGCACCACCCTTGGCGTAACCTTTTTTCTTCATTTTTTTCATGCTACTGATCCTTTTGCTCGTTTACGTCTGTTGCTTAAAACAATACCGCACCCTCTAGGAACTACCCCATCTTTGTTGGGCGGCGGTGGTGTTCTTTTGGCTTGAGTGGTTTTAATTTCACCTCCGAGCCGCGCAAATTTAACTTCAGCGGCTTTGGTGTTTTTAACGTTTGTTTTACCTTTAGAGCCTTCTCGTTTTTTCTTCTTAGCCGTTGAAGCTCTTTGAGATTGGGAAAGAGAAGCCGCTTTAGACCGAGGCAAGCATCGGTCAGGGTTCTTTTTATCTTTAGAAGTGCCGCACTTACCTTTAATCTTTCCATCGGTCCCAATCCTAACCCAATCTTGGTCTACCCAATCCTTTAAAGCACCCATTACGCTGACGCCTTCTTTTTACCCTTGGCCCCCTTGGCATAATTGGGGTCTTTGCAGTACTTAGATGCAGCCATGTTAGCATATGCCGAAGGGTATGTGTCAAAAGTTCTTTGAGCCCAAGCTTTTCCCGCAGGACAAATCTTGCTGCCCTTAGATTTCTTCGAAGCACCCTTAGATTTTCGAGAATAAGACATTAGCACTTCCACCTTTTTCTAGCTTGGCGCAAACGACTGTTAGGGTCTTTAGCAGCCTTCGGAAACTTCTTCATCTGACCCGCGGACCTTGCACAAAACGACTTGCGCCGCTTGGCGTCTTTGCTTCCTGCTTTAACCTTCCCTGTAACCGCCGTTTGAAGCTTTGATCCGGGGTTTTTAGCCCTGTAGGCTTTCACACCTTTTTCAGTCATTCCCGCCCCAGATTTAGTGGAGCGGAAATTCTTCTTGTTTCGCGCAGGCATCGTGCCCTTGCTTGTTTTCTTTCTAGTCTCAGTCATACTTCTTACGCAGGTACAAAATAATGGTATATGTATCCGCGCTACTGTGACCCACCGTTGTAAAGTTAATATCACCCGTCTTTCCGCTGCCCGCGTTGTTAGTTAAGCCGCCAAAAGAAGTGTAATCGTGATCTCCACTCTGGTTCTCACCAAGCTCAATGCAAAACGCGTCAGTGGTTGCGTCAAACAAAATCTTGACTTTCATACCAATGCACTGCCACCAAATGCGCTCAATAACAACACCAGTACAAGTGTCACCATCCACACTGGCTTCTAACGCAGAAACATCTACCTTGGTTACAGCACTTTCACCCGTTCCATCCGAAACGTTTGTGAATTTCATGACGACTTGTTTGCCGCCGTCTATAAGTGTCTGTGACGTTACAGCATCTGCCATATTAATTACTCCTTATGTTAGGTTAAGAAGCAACGTCATAGCCAGTGATTGTAATAAGTAATCTACCCGCTGTATAATCTGCATCTGTTGTTGCACCCGCAGTTAGGTAAAGATATTGATCTGCTGCAATATCGCCACCAGCGACCAAACTACCTGCTGCCAAATCACCTGAGTTAATAATCAAAGTCTCAGTTAAATCAGAAATAGGTGTATCTTCAACACCTGTAGCTTCAGTAGCAGAATGCAAATTAATATCTGGATCGCCGCCTGCTGGGGTTTCAAGGCACAGCATGGTTACGCCGAATACTGTACCTTGATTCGCCGTTGTAACGCGACCAATGTAAGCAACGCCAGAACCATCTTTACCAATGATGTCACCAGCCGCCGTTGAACGCAAACCCGTAAGATCAATCATAATAGTTGTTTTTACGATGTTTACGTTTGTTGCGGTATCGCTTTTAAAACGCTCTACTTGCGTAACGTAAACAGCAGCAGTTCCTTCAATGCCAGCACCGCTAGCAGCTTCAGTTCCCATTTTCGAACCACTGGTAATGGTAATAGCACCAGTAGTCGCATTTTTAGATACGGTTTCAAAGCCGTTTTCAGACCGAACTGGTCCGTTAAATGTTGTAGTACCCATGTCAATCTCCTGTCTTGGGTTAGTCAGCCACATCTTGTGGCTGTCAGGGATAAAACAACAATACCATATATCAGAAAAAAAGAAAGGGGCAACCGAAGCTGCCCCTTAAAACACAAGACTGTGCGTGATTTACGCTCCGGGTGTTCCGAAGACGCAACGCCAATCTGATACGCCAAACGAGTAACGCTCACGCGCTTTAAACCGCATGTTGCCCGTAT